TACCTCGCACGCGAGTGTATATTTGTCCCGTGTAAGATTCTACAGGTAGCACAGCCGTACGTGTTATCGTACGTGAATTATTGCCGCCCTCTGATGCAGGGCTGTTATACCCAGACCCAGAGTTAGCCAATGGTAGTAGGGTCATAGTCGCACTAGGTGACCCCACAGTAGACCCGTCAAACCGGATGTCTGGTAGTACACGCCATATAAACGCAAACTGATGTCCGTCTTCTAAGTCAAATTCAGCAGAAGCCACGTAAGCATGTATTGCTGCAGTAGTTGCTGTTTCATTGTCGTCTACACCTTCTTCGTGGTTTACAAGGTTGTATGTATACGTAGCCGCTAGTGGGTTACCACGTAGCCCTGAATCAAGCCAAGCAGTACGAGCCATTGTGCCATAATACCAAATATCTTCTAAATAGTTATACACTACATACCGGTCTACGTCTGTTTGATCTGCGGAACAGTAGAACCACCACACTTCATGGTAAGACTCGTTAGTGCCTGCAAACACCTGATCGTATTGCTGTTCGTTAAAGTCACCAAAGATAAACTTGCGCAAATCGCACCGTAGTGGTTGTGTACGCCCATCGTATTTGTAGAACTTATCCTTACCCATCCAGTAGGCTACACCATTTGCATATGCTACACAGTTCTGGGACGCTGTAGATATGTTTTCACCTACAAGCTGTGCTGCCCAAACCACAGGAGCGCCCACATACTGCAGGGAATATAACGCTGCATCAGTCCACACTAGAACCTCTTGGCGAGCTTGTTTGGAAGCTATAATTTCAGTACCACGAGATAACGTAAGAAATCCTGCCTGTGATGTAACAGAGGGTGTCCAATCTACTGCACTACCTTGATCTGACCACCGTATCAACATTGGGTTGATCGTAGCTGACCCAAACTCATTTGCACCAAACGCAAAAACAAAACGGTTAATATCTGATATTTCTAGTATACGTTGGCTAGTAGGCACGTTACTAGCACCCCCAACAGTTGACAGTCCTACTGCACGCGAAGTTAGCCCACTGGTTGCATCCCAGTAGTATATAGGCCCACCGCGAGGTCCAAAGATAAGGTCTTCACCAAAGTTAGATTGGCTCCATAGACGTATAGATTCCGTAGATGTACCACCTACACCCCACGTACCAGAACCCCATGAAGATGCACTCCACCCAGTTAACGGAACAGCAAAGGCTGACCCTACGTTAATCTGATACTTTGCGGTAACAGTACCACCACCTGTTGCACTAGAAGAAGCCGCTGCTCCTGCATCTATTGTGTATTCGTTAGTGGTGGTAGTAACTGTTAACTGATATTCACCGTTAAGTGTAAGTCCCCCTACTGCACTAGCTCCACTATATGTAACAAAGTCTCCGTCTGTATAACCACCAGCCGCATCAGTTACGACAACGATAGGAGAACCTGAAGTTGTTTCAAACGGGTTAGTTAACGTCACTGTAGCACGTAATGGGGTGATGTCATTGTACGCCCCACCGTTTTCAATGTAGAATTTTAAGTTAGTACCCACACCAATAAGGTTTTGACTACCTAAAGTTACCCAGTTCCATAGTGACCTAGCTACGCCTTGAAATACTGTAGCAGATATACGTTGCCAACCACCTATCTTTTCAGGTGTACCTTGTCTAAAACGTATTTTATCGCACTCGTACCAGCCACCTTCGCTCGTATAACGTGTGTTTTCACGGTTCACACCAGACTTCAAAAGTAGCTTTTTTAGGGGCATTTTATACCATCTCCAACGCTTGATGTAGAGTTTCTTTGTTGCGGCGCGTCCAGCCACGTCCAAATGTTTCAAACGTCTTTAAACTCTTATAGAAGTCCTGACGAACGCCGTAAACATAATTTATTATTTCTTTTGGGTCTTTCTCCATGATAAGACCTATCGTAGCTGGCCCTATGGCTCCGTCTTGAGTAGCCCCGACTGCACGTTGAATAGCTTTGGAAGGTCTACTTTTTCCGGAATTTACAGCCCAATCGAAGGCGCACCAGTCTACCCCAGAAGGAAGTTGATCGCCTTTGACTCGATCCCAATAGTTCTTTTTATATATCGGGCCTACATCTTCAGGTGTTAAGTCACGCATTTCTTGTTCTGTAGACTCACGACCAACCCACTCGTCATACACTTTTTTAGTAACTCCCAAATTTGTGATACCTCCGGGGTCATCGGGATGATTTACAAATCCTCCTTCGTGAGCAAGAAGCATTTTTAAGCATTTATCAAAGTTCTCTTTCATTTTGTAATTCCTTGTTTCTTTTCATAGCTACGAAGTCCGCCCAATCCGAGCATTCCCATCATAACAGTCATTAAACTACCCATATCAAACTCTGGTAATGCAGGTATATCAACACCAGCGGCAGTTACACCAAACACGATTAATGGCTGCAATACAAAGTGGTATGCAAAAGCAACACCGCACACCCAACCTATGAATGGCCGCCACCCACCTTTGAACAAAGAACCTGATGCAGCTTCAGCTTTGTTTATTTCTAATTGACCCATTAAAGCTTGCTGGGCATGATTATCGGACATCGTAGCGATCTCGTGGGCTAACTTAGCCTTTTGATCTTTGTCCTCAATAACTTTGTCTAATAGCCCAGTAACAGGTCCTACTAGATTACTTACAAGACTCATCATTCGTTATTCGCCTTTCCTTTTGTGTAGGCTTCTTTACCATAGAAAGCGGCAACGATAGCAGCTACAGAAACAAAATACACACCAGCAATAGAAGCTAGTGAGTTCATGGCTTCATCAAGATTAGCCACGTTACAAATAATTATAGACAGTGGGTATAGCAACATACCAAACAAAGCGAACCACGCCATCTTGCGCTGGGCATCTCTTTGTGCATCGTCATCTAGCATTTTTAAGCGCTTATCCTCAAACGCCATGCGATCCCATTCAGCTTGGTCTATCGAACCATTACCGTCTACATCAGCTTTTTCAAACTCAGTCATATTAGTCTCCTAATCAGCAAGGGGGTTGTCTAATGCCCTTTGTAGTTTATCCATTAACTTTTCTTCAAGTTCTTTCATATCACCGCTTTGCGATACTCTAACACGTTCTCGTTGATTTTCAAAGCGAACTTCTGCGCTGTCTATCATCTTACGCACTTTGTCTTCAGATTCACGTACCATGTCCTCCACACGATCTGTCTGCTTCTCAATGCTCAATATGTCCGAACGTAATCCGTTCTTAATGTCACGACTATATTCTACGGATTCTTCTACCTTTTCCGCAATACCCGTGACTTTTGCATCCATAACATCCATCGCTTGTTGATAAGCACCTAGGTCTAGCCCCGCGACCTCTTCTATCTTTTGGTACATGACGAACCCACCATATAGACCACCTACAACTGTAGATAAGAACGCAAAGATAGCCACAATAGAGCCAAACGATAACTTCATGCCGCCTGCCTTAAACTCACGATCTGCAAGCCCATCTATATTATCTGCTATTTTGGTAGTATCCATTAGTTTTCAAACTCCATCTCGCCGCCAGCATTTTGTAAGTTCTTCAGTGCTTCTAACTCATCACGTAGCTTTTGTATCTCTAGTCTGCGTTGCGTTAATTCAATCTGATAAAGATCATCGCAGTTAATACGAGCCTTTGGTTTGTCTAAAGGGATAACAATACGAGCGTACACCCCTATGTCTTTGCCACGGCTGCTAGTATCTAAACCTGATAGCACACCTGTTACACCATACTCTAAGTTTACACCGCCACCGACAGCATTACTGCACCGCATACTACCTGTCGAAAAAGAATCTGACTGATAGTTCATAGGCGGACTTGGCAATGCAAGTGAAAGAGAGCTGTTGTCGGCTACAACAGAACTAGATAATAAACAAAAGGCAGCTACTAATCTCATGCTGGCTCACCATCTAACCTTGAACATATCCTAGAAGAAATAAGAGTTCTTGACTGGTTGGTCTTTCTTACCTTCGACGTTGTGCATAGATACACAGCTTCAGGCATATCCCTTTTTCTTATGTAGACATCGAACGCTTTATGTTCTTTATACTCAACCTGCATAATCCTATACGTTGTAGAGAATGGTATATTCATCCAGTTTAAATCAAACAAATCAATCTGATAATATCTTATTTCTTCCCTAGAGTTAAAGAGAGACATTTCTACTTTAACCACGTCTTTAACGTGAGATGTTTTTACTTCAGGGTACGCAGGTGTCATCTCGTGCGCAGACGCACCAAAAGTAACAAGCATCCCTAATGTGATTATCCTACTTAGCAATGCAACTTGCCTGTACGATGGCCGTGTAAGTGCCTCCCGGAAACGGTTTTGCTGAACCATAAACTGCACTGGATGCAGTGGAGAACCATGTTGATCCTGCTAGTGTAAGATTAAATTTTGATGTACTGCCTACCATAACTTTAGCGCCATTATACGCAGACATTCCTGATACAGACATCTTTGTTGCTGTTGTACTGCCTGTCCAAACAAGTGTGTCTGTAAGTGTTGGCGACGAGCTAAAGGATGTTGGGTGCGTTATGTTTGCAGTGTAGG